ATCAAATGGTGCTTTTAGTAATCTTTGTAATGATAGTATTGCTTCGCTACAAAAGTTAGTCTCATCTATCTTAACTAATAGTTCTACATCCACTAACGCATAATGTAAGTATGCTTCTGTATCTTCTAACCATGCTCTACGATAGAAATCATTGGGGTCATCAAACTTAGTATTCATTTCTTTACCTTCGCCAAATAGTGTCTTAGAAACATAATCAAGACTTAATGAAGGTAATGTTCCTCTTTGAGAATCATTCCATTGTCTTTCAAATGCTAAGTCTAGATTAAGTGTTATTCTACCTGCTATTGGTTGTTCTATTGGCGAATAGCCATCTTGCTTAGTAAAAACAAATTTATTCTTAGTTAGTTTTATTCCCTTGATGTGGTTAATAGGCGACATAGATAATGGATTTATATCTAATACACAGGCTCTATCTAGTAATTTAGGTAAGTCGAACTTAAGACCAAACCACGCAATTAGCATATCGGGGTCTTTTAACATCATAGTTTCTATAAAGTGTTCTATCATTTCTTTTTCAGAAGCAAAAGTGTATCTATAGTTTTCATCAATATTGCTATGAACCGTGAACATATTTTGGGGAAACCAAGACCATTGGTGATATTTCTTATCATAGTTATCATACACCACAATAGTAGTAATGCAACCGTCATATTCTCCACTTTGTTGCCATTCCATATCCCAATACCATTTACGCATTTCATAAATAGGCATTTCATCTATACAGTCTACTGCATACCTAAAATGATAAGGAACATCTGCCTCAAAGGTTTCTCTAAAACAGTTTTTAGCCTTGTTATCTGCACCACTTTCGTAGTATACTTTTACTAATTTTTCTTTTTGTAAGTTGTAAAACTCTCCCTCTTCATATTCAAATTCACCTTGAACATATTTAGAAACTTGATAGTGTGGGGGTCTGCTTTCGCTTTCTTTGATAAAGAAGTAAGGTCTAAACTTTACTCTTTCAAACTTCTTTTCGCCATTTTCTCTCCACGATTTGTATATTTGTTTTTTATTTCTACTGGCGTTAATTATCATTCTAATCTCCTCTAACTCTTGGCGCACGAAGTAAAACTCTATCTTCTGCAATTAGTATTATTGGAGAATCATCTTTTGTTAAAAGAATTAAATCAGAGTCTTTCTCAAAGAAAGAATATACAGGAGAAGTAAAACTGACTGATGCTTCACCTACTATCACTTCCTCATCTTGTATAGTGTGTATATATTCTTTATTTGGTAAAGTAGAGCGAATATCAAAAATTCCACCCTCATGATTTAGGGTCATTTCAAAAATACCTGTGCCTATTAATTCACAAGTTTTTAGAGCCTTTGTCAATTCTGCATTGTTGAATATAGAAGCACACTCCAACTTAGTTTTGTTAAACATTGGTAATTCTTCGGCATCAATAAATTCTACTATTCTGTCGTAGTTAGTAAATTGAGTTAGCATGGCTCTCATAGTATATACTGTTTGTAGATTATCCGGTGTTTGGATTAGAGGTATTTTTACTATGTTAGTATCATCTTCGGTTGCTATTTCCATTTGAGCCTCACTTATATCTAAGAACAAGTTACCGCTAAATGCCTTAAGAAACGGCATTAGTTCCTTAAACTGGAAACAAAATGGCGTATCTCTTCCATCTTCTAGATTATTTATTTCTACTGATAGAAGTGCCATAGTGGTTGCATCACCATTCATGAAATGAAGTTCGTTGTCACTTATGAAAGCCAAAACACTTTCACCTAAAGTAGAAGATGAGAAACCGCCAACTGTTACATACTTACCTTTCATTTCCATTCTTTCTAAAGAATTTTTAAGTTCTTGTGATTGTATTTCAAATTTCATATATTTCCCTCTTTTAGTTCTTTAAGACCGTTCCACTTTACTTCGCCATTAGCAATCTCTAACGATTCCCAAACCTTTCCAACTAGTTTAGTATTAGACTTACTGCTTTGTAGTTCTGCTTTGTAGACTACATCGTTCTTTCTTTTTGTTCTTCTAGTATAGATAATTTGGTGTAGCATATCTCCTAGATTGTGCCAATTAGGTTTAGAACCAATAACTTCGCCTGTTGCTCCATAGTCTGCTTTAGCATGAGTAATGTAGATTTGGTCGCAATTTAGATTTAGGCACATCTTCAATAAAGAATAAAATGGTGCATTTCTTTTACCCCATTCAAACTTCATCTTTTGTGGTTTGCCTATTTTAGAAGAACCTGTTACATGAAGTGTGCAACAGTCTAACCACTTATCTACTCCATCAAAAACAAACAAGACATCTTCTCCTGCTTCTATCTTTGATTTAACAAATAATACAAAGTCCTCTGAGTTTTGTTCAGATGCTTTAATATCTAATTCACCATTAGCGTTTCTAACTTCTGGATTCCAAAGAGTAATTCTTTCTGTTGTATCGTGGTTTTGTCTCCAAGTAGGTTCACAACCATCGTCCCAATCTAAAACATAAATTTGTTTATTGGGGAAATCTAATGCTAGTCCACTTTTTACAGTTTTAGGTTCTCCCCAAATACCGCAAAGTAGTCTATTATTTCTAGACAACCTCTTACTTGTTTGTTTCTTTAGTTTATCCGCAAACGCAATAACTCTAGCGTTATTTGTCATTTGCTTCGCTTGTTCTGTATTTGTTTTTATATTCATCATTTTTATCACCTCTGTAATTTGCCTAAGTCATCTTCTGTCATATCAATGTCCCTTAGACCCGCCCATTGATACACTATTTCTTTTAGTTCGTCTTTTGTTCTCGCTACATATCTAACGAATCTACTAGATTCTAAATCGCCAAAGTATAACTTTAGCCAATATTCCTCATGTTTTGATTCGTTTTCCTTGTAGGAAATAAAAGTAATGTCGTCTAAAGAAATAATATAACTGTTTGGTTTTATTAGTAATTTATCTTTTATTAAAGTCATTTTATCTCTCCTATAAAATAGGCTTTGCACCTAGTCGAGCATCAATCTTTTTCCACAAGTTCACACTTACACTTGTAACACACGGAGGAAAACCGTTGGAATTTAAATCAGAGCCATTCGTCGTAATTCTCCTCAGTTAGTCTTTCACTAATTTCCGGTGCTAGCCCCACTTTAGCCAAACAATATAATCCTGCTACATTGATTGTTACTGGGTCTGCTTCGCCATCAATTACTCTTTGGCTTGTTCTTCCTGCAACAAGAATCTCTGAACCTATCCCAAAGTCAATATCAATTCCTTCGGGAATCCAACAAGTAGTAGATAGACTACCATCTTCAAAGGAAGAGGAATCCATTTCTACTGTCAAGTCAGTAATGTTCAATATTCTGTTACCATTAGAAGTGGGAGTCATGTTAAGGCTTACTACTGAGCCTTGAGTGATAACATACCTTTCTCTAGTTGGTAGATTTTGATTGAGAATGTGAACTCTATCTAAATCTATCAAGTCGCATTTGTTGTCGTCAAAGTTGTTTTGAACTAATGCTTGCATATCCAACATACTGACATTGACATATTTATCATCTTCAGGATTTACATCTTCGCATCTTCTTAGACTCTTTAGAGTTGTTTCTGTTGCTCCGTAAATATCAGTTCCATTAGAACCTGCTACACAAACAAACTGAACCCAATCAAAGGTCTTTGGTTTGAAGTCTACACCTTTGTTCTTGTAGGAAAAGAAGTATGGTTTCATATCTTCAAACTGACCTGTAACAGTTCCGTAGAAGATACCTATTCTTCTCATAAGTTCTTTAGGTAGTGGCTTTCCGTAGTTAGCATTTTTACCGCCATTCATATAGACAGCAGTATTATCAAGGGGAATAAAGATTTGACCATCATCACTTTCTTCCGCACCTTCGGGAAGTTTAGACAAAGTTGCCTCTCTATATTCACCATCATGATATCTAGAAACTAGATAACCATTTTCCTTTTCTTCTGCTACAGCAACAAAGCCCTTTTCTAGAGCATTGTCGGAATCTCTCATAAATTCCTCTTTAGCCTTCATTCTGTTCCATGCCATCATATCTCTAGGTTCTTCTAGAGTAACAAAGAAGCCAGTAGCGGTTTTAAACAAATCGTTGTTTCCACTGTTAGAAGTATTGGAGTTATCCATTCTTCTCTTATTGGCAACA